ACAGTTAGTCAGCATTTAGGTGATTTTCATTTATATTGTTTAGGAGAGTTTGATGATGTTAAGGGTCTTCTTAGACCGTATGATATGCCTACTTTTGTTTGTCATGCTATGCAGTGTGCTAATGTCGAAAGGAGTGAAAGTAATGGAGATACGCTCTAGATATGATGCTGGCGTTCGTGCTGGCTGGTCTTCTAGCCTACCGTCTTTGACGCAGCAGCAATTTAAAGATGAAGCCGATATCAATTATATTATTGCGATGTATAATTCTTCGGGTGTTATGCCTTCTTTCCATGGCGATGGTCAGCCTTCTGAACCCATTTTTGCTGATTTTGCAGAGCTTCCGGATAGTGCACAGGAGATGTACAATCAGATGCTTCAAGCTAAAGCTAATTTCGATAATCTTCCACTTGATATTCGAAAACGTTTTAACTATGATCCTGGTGCTTTTTTGGAATTCGTCGATAACCCGAATAATGTTGATGAATTAGTTGCGATGGGCCTTGCTACTAAGACTACCATTGAACAGCAAGATTCCAATATTAATGCGAATAAGTTGAATAATAGTGCAGGAAATTCGGTTACTGAATAACATTTTCTCAATAAATGTCACTTTTTCTCAGAAAAGCTGAAAAACCGCATGGTTGTCACCTTTGTTTTCAGGTCGTACCGGTTCTACTTGATGTAACTGGTACGACTGACACCTCTCTATTTTGAGGGTGTTAAATATTGTAGATCGGAGATGTATAAATATGTCAAAGCATGCTAGTCAGCATAATTTTGCTATGGCTCCACAAAATCAGATACCTCGTTCTTCTTTTAAGCGTAGCCATACTGTTAAAACGACATTAGACGCAGGACGTCTTGTTCCTTTTTATATTGATGAAGTTTATCCAGGCGATACATTTAATTGTAAAGCTACTCTTTTTGGCCGAATGGCCACACCGATTGTTCCGGCAATGGATAATGCTTACATGGATACATTTTTCTTTTTTGTTCCATATCGTTTGTTGTGGAAACATTGGCGAGAGTTTAATGGCGAAAATCCGCTTGCAGGTTATCAGTCTAAAGAATACGAAGTTCCCCAAATCACGGCTACTAATGCGCAGGTACAGACGTTATGGGACTATTTCGGTTTTCCAACAGATGTCCAAAACAAATTGAGTGTTTCTGCGTTTCCGTTTAGGGCGTATTGGAAAGTATATAACGATTGGTTCCGTGATGAAAATCTGCAGAATGCTGTATCTATTCAGACCGGTCAACCGCTTTCTGCTGCGTCTTCTGATGATGATGCTTACGGTGGTGATGCCACACAAGATGCTACAAGTGCTATATGCTTTTACCGCGGCAAGCGTCATGATTATTTTACAAGTGCTTTGCCCTGGCCTCAAAAAGGCCCTGGTGTTGAATTGCCGTTAGGTCAAACTGCTTCCGTTTCCGGATTTTTGCCGATTTCTGGTACTATAGAATCTTCTGATCCTTCTATTTCAGGTTCTTTGTCTGTTTCTGACTCCTTTGATCGTTCTTTTTCTTTTTATCATGGTGTTTCTGGTCTTCCTAAATTTTCGGGCCATGTTAAAGGTTGGTCTGCTGATGCTTCGGTAGCCAAGGTTGACTTATCTTCTGCAACGGCGGTCACGATTAATTCGTTGCGTTCCGCATTTGCTCTTCAGCGTTTTTATGAAAAAGACGCTCGTGGTGGTACGCGTTATACTGAAATTATTCGTTCGCATTTTGGTGTTATTTCTCCTGATGCCCGTTTGCAGCGTTCTGAATATCTTGGCGGTGATTCTACGCCGATTATGTTTAATCCTGTCCAGCAGACAAGCTCTACCGATACGACGAGTCCGCAAGGTAATCTGTCTGCGTATGCATTAATGTCTACTAAAATTCATGGATTTAATAAATCTTTTACTGAACATGGTATCGTTATCGGTCTTTGCAATGTTCGTACTGATTTAAGCTATCAGCAAGGTATTAACAAAACGTGGCTTCGTCAGACTCGTGAAGAGTTTTATTGGCCTTCTTTTGCTCATCTTGGCGAACAGGCCGTCCTCAATAAGGAAATTTATGCACAAGGTACTGCTGCTGATAACGATGTTTTTGGCTATCAGGAACGTTATGCAGAATGTCGGTATCATCCTTCTATTATCACCGGTAAGATGCGTTCTACATACGCTCAATCTGTTGACGTATGGCATTTTGCTCAAAAATTTGATTCGCTTCCAGCTCTTAATGGTGAGTTTATTCAGGATCAGGCTAGTTATCAAGCAATTAAGCGTATCAGCGCCGTACAGAATGAACCACAATTTTATCTTGATGTATATTTGGATCTCAAATGCGCTCGTCCTATGCCTGTTTACGGTGTTCCTGGTATGCTTGATCATTTCTAAGGAGCGATGATGTATGAGTTGGTTATCTTCTGTTGCTGGCGCTGCGCTTGGTATTTGGTCTGCTAATAAATCTGCTAATGCGCAAGCTGGTATGAATCGTGAGCAAATGGCGTTCCAGGAGCGGATGAGCAATACGGCTCATCAACGCGAAGTTTCTGATCTTCGTAAAGCTGGTTTAAATCCTATTCTTTCCGCTACTGGTGGCAGTGGCGCTAGCACTCCACAAGGTGCTAATGGCGCGTATACTGGCTATGGTACTGATATCTCAAATGGTGTGAACGCCATGTCCAATATGTATAATGCGAGAACATCTCGTAAAGTTCAAGAACAACAGCAAAAAAATCTTGAATTTCAAAATGACAATATGCAAGCTGATACGTATAAAAAAGAAATGGAAGGTCGTAGTGCTGCTATTTCTGCAGATTATCAAGCATTACTTTTAGAATCGCAGATTGCGCAGATGCTTGCGAATGCCAATTCTTTAACTGCTTCGGCTGACTATACATCTGGTAGTCTTACTTCTAAAACAAATGCTGAGGCACGTTATATTCAAGGCCCTCAAACGGATGTTGCGAACGCAACGACTGCAAATCTTGGCGCGCAGACAAATCGTATTAATGCGCTTTTACCTCATGAAATCGCTAAAATTGATAGTGATATTGAAAAAAATATGCATGAGGTTTTGCGCCTTGATTCGGAAACTCAATTAAATCAAGTTAAATATCTTACTCAGAAGTATATACAAGGTGAACTTAATGCCCGTACATTTGTTGAGATCCTTCAGGCTAAAGGTCAGAGTGAAGACAATGCGTTGAAGTATATTAATCGTGTTCGTTCTGAAATCGATTTGAAGCAATATCAGGTTCAAAATCGCTATTCGGGTGTGGATCCTAATGGTTTGTATGAAAATTTATCTCGTATACTTGGCAATGCCAAGGGTCTTGCTGATGCCAGTCCGTTAGGTTTAATTCCTAGACTTTTCAAGTAAATTTCTATTATATTTCTATTGACATTCTATTTAAATTATGTTATACTTTAAACATAGAAAGAGAGGTTGATTTAAATGGATGTCAAGAAAAGTAGAAGTATTTATTGTACGGAGAGCGAATATCTGCGTTTAAAACAGTTCCTCGAGGTCATTCGGATATATAACCGTATGCCCCTTTTATTTCTTCGTCATAAAGTTGATGTTGGCTTCTTTATTCGGATTTTATCCGGCGAAAGCCTTCGGAGTTCGGAGAATTTTGAGGAGAGTTTAAAACATGATTAAGTTTATTTTGTTTTGCTGCGCTTCGTTGCTTGCTTTGTCCATTGCGTTTGTTGTATTGGTTTTTGTTGTCAGCATTATTGATGCTTTATTTTGAGAAAGGATTGATATTATGAAACGAAACAAAATGAGTAAAAAGAAATCTAGTAAAAATTTTAGACGTGGTATGACAGTTAATCCGAAGAACAAGCGCCCCATTCCGATGCGTGGTGGTTTTCGTCTTTAGTATTTTGTCGTACGGCAGATATTTTGTTGTGTATAACCTTTCCCCTGTTGGACATGTTTTAAAACGGTTTTTGCTGATTGCCGTACTGTAGATATTTTATTATACATGCCCCTTTTCCCGTTGGTTGTGTTGTTGAGGTGATGCCATGCCTTGCTATCATCCGATTCCCATGTGGTACTCTAAATCTATTAATAAAGAGACCGGCAAACGGCCATTGACTGCTAATTACGGCAACGCATGGCGTCCTCTCGGCAAGTTACCGGAAACGATTTATGTCCCTTGTGGTCAGTGCGTTGGCTGCAGATTAGAATATAGCCGTCAATGGGCTATGCGATGTGTTCACGAGTTTGAGACTTCTGACCGTGTTGGCAGCTTTATTACTCTTACATACAATCCTGAAAACATTCCTGTTGATGGTCGCGTTCACAAGGAAGTGTTTCAGAAATTCATGAAACGTCTTCGTAAAAAATTTGGCTCTGGTATTCGTTTTTTTGCTTGTGGTGAGTATGGCCATCAACGACATAGACCGCATTATCATGCTGTCTTGTTTGGCTTTCAGTTTCCTGATTTGTTTATTCACACGGTTAAACGTGGTTATCAGTATTACCGTAGTCCGTCTCTTGAATCGCTTTGGCCGTATGGTTTTTCTCTTGTTGGCTTTGTTACGTTTGAGAGTTGTGCGTATGTTGCTCGTTATGTCATGAAAAAGCAGAAAGGAGATAATATTGATGAAGATACACAACCATTTGTTTTGATGTCTCGAATGCCTGGTCTTGGCCATGATTGGTATGAGAAGTATAGAAGTCAGATATATCCGAACGATTTTATTGTTGTTCGCGATGGCGTTACTTGTAAGCCTCCTGTTTATTACGATTCCCTTCTTGAAAAAGACGATCCTGATCTTTTTGCGCGTGTTAAAAAATCTCGTCAAGATAAATTTCGTCGTGCTGAGCTTATATCTTCAGAAGAAGCTGAATTTATGGAAGTTCAAGAACGTTTAAAAGCCCGAAAACTTATGAGACTTGTTCGACGATTTCATAATGATTTGGATGAATATGAATAATTGTTATTTGCTTTTTTGCCCCCCCCCGTTTGATATTCTTATATTAGCGAGAGGGTTTTTTTTTATTTTAAAAATTGAAAGGTAGGTGAAGCCTCCGGTTTGTGACGTTCTTCTCTGGACTTTTCTCGCTAAAGGAGTCGTATATGCGCATATATGTTCACCGAGCTTACGAATCTTTTGATAGATTCGATTTATTCCGCATTTTCTGTCAAACACGGAGTACTGATATTACTGATGTTGTTTGTTTTTCTCCGTATACTACTAAATATTTTCATGGAAGGAATGGATTATATTTTCGCTATTCTAAAACGTATCTTGACCGTTATTTTCACCGTTTTCTTTGATTTTATTTTTGATATTTTCAAAGGAGTTGTTTATAAATGCTTAAAATTTATAGTATCATGGATGATAAGGCACAAGTCTTTAATACGCCGTATTTTGCCGTTAATGACTTGGTTTCTATTCGCAGCTTTACTGATTTATGCAATGATTCTCGGAGTACAGTTAGTCAGCATTTAGGTGATTTTCATTTATATTGTTTAGGAGAGTTTGATGATGTTAAGGGTCTTCTTAGACCGTATGATATGCCTACTTTTGTTTGTCATGCTATGCAGTGTGC